TAGCTTCAGGCTACATGGCAAGCCAAGCAACTAGAAGTGCAGCTCAAAAACAAGCTGATGCAGCAGCTAGAGCGCAAGGTCAGCTATTAGAAACTGGCGAAAGAGCTGCTGATGTCTATGCTCCCTATGTTGGCAAAGGTGTTACAGCATTAAATATGCTGAACTATGGGATGGGTGATACCAGTATTCAAAAAGCTGGTGCAAGACCTGTTTCTAATCTTCCGCCAGGCTATAGCTTAACCCCTCCTGCTCCTACTGATGGAAGTCTTGGCCCAATATATACAGCAGTTCAGCCTAAAGATGGATTCCAATATGCTTATGGGCCTACTGGTGATCGTATTGAAGTTCCGATAGCAACAACTACAACTCCATCAGATCAAATTACAGTTCCTAGTGATATTGGATTTGATCGAGGTTACTTTACAAGACAATTTAACAATCAAGATTTGAACGCTTATTTAGCACCAGGCTATGACTTTAGGCTTGGGCAAGGTCAAAAAGCTAATTTAATGGCATCAAATGTAAGTGGTGGAGCTGTAAGCGGTAATGCTCTGCGTAGTTTGCAAGACTATACACAAAATTTTGCTTCAGGCGAATATGCCAATGCTTTTAATCAATTTCAAACTCAACGAGGTAATATTTTTTCTAATTTAAGGGAAATTGCCAATATGGGCTTAACAGCAACAACTGGTCAAGCCAATGCAATGATTGGGACTGGAACTAATATTGCAAGTTTGGCTGCTGCTTCAGGCAATGCTCAAGCTGCTTCTCAAATAGCTCAAGGCAATATTTATGGCAATACAGCTCAAGGAATAGCTAATGCTGGAGCTTATTACGCTATGAATAGACCTCAATATTACCAAGCTCCTCCTCAGACTATGCAACCAAATGCAACTGGTAGCAATATTGTGAACCCAATTGCAGTAGCTTAAAGGAATCACTATGCCAGCTCTAAGCACTTTACCTGATGCAAGTATTTACGGAAATGTTCAAGCTCCTAAAGCCATGTCGCTTCAGGAGATGGTTGATCTTGGAAGAACTTCTACTGCTTATCAAAGAGAAAAGGCTTTATTGCCTTCAGCAATTCAACAAGGTCAAGCACAAGCTCAGACTGCAACAATGCAAGCTGATACTGCAACTTTAGAAAATGCTTTAAGACATACTAATCAAGTAACTCAAAGCATCCAAGGATTACTTACAAAACCTGATTTAACTTCAGACGATGTTATTAATTCCGTAAAAGAAAACGCTAAAAGAATGAAAACTCCTGAAAATGCCGTTAATCAAGCGTTATCAGGAGTTCCAGTAAACGGATCACCAACTCAATTAAGAGAATGGTTGGCTATGAGTTTGGCTAAGACTTTAAATGCTCAATCTCAATTAGAAAAAGTTTATCCTGGCGGTATATTGCCTTCTCAGCTTCCACAGGAAGGCTATCAAGTTAATAAGCCTGTTACACCTTCAACTGAAGCTCCTACTGCTGCTCCTAAAACTGGTGTTCAGCCTCAAGATATGAGCCAACCAGTTAAGACTGATTTAAGCAAACCAATTCCATTGTCTTATCCTGTAAGGCAAGCTGGTCAAGCATATACAGCACTTCCACAAGAAGAAGATGAGCGTAAATTAGGAACTGCATCAAAGACAGCCTTAATTTCTAGACAATCAGAACTTCCTGCTTCTCGTAGAACAGTTGATGAAGTGATTAAAAAAGCTCAAGAACTAGAAAAATCAGCAACTTTGCCAACTTCAGGAGTATTAGGTTCTATTGAAAGAAATCTATCTACATTCTTAGGAACTGAACAAGGTATTCGGTATAAAGAATTGTCTAAAGACTTAGCTAACGCTGCTATTGCTAACATCAAAGCTAGTGGTGGATCTATAGATACTGTTGCAGGACAGCAATTACAAAGAATGGCTAATGGTGATGAAACTTATCCTCCAAAAGTATTGATTGAAATTGCTCGTAGAACTCAAGCTGACATGACAGCTCTTGACTCAAAAGCGACAGCAATTAAGAAATTCTCAGACAAATTTGGTGATCAAAACTTAAAATCTTTTGAGCAAATGTGGTCTAAAAATGCTGATCCTAAGATTTTCCAAGCTATGAATATCTTTAACGATCCGAGAATGTCTGCTGAAGAAAAAGCCAAAGCAAGAGATGAACTGTTAGGAACTGATAAAAAACAACTCAGAATTTTTAATGAGCAATACAATAACATTAGAAGATTAGAGCAAACAGGAACTCTGTAATGGATGATTTCAGCCAATTTTTAATGGGTGGGCAAGCAAAGCCAAGTCCTCAAGCCAACCCTGTTGGCGGTGTCAATCAATATAATGTTGGTAATTTAAGACCAGTTGGAGCTTCTACAGGCTTTCAACAATTCTCTAGCTATGAAGAAGGTATCAAAGCTATGGATGAGAATCTTAAAACCTATGGAACAAAGCATAAAATTAATACTCTTAGAGGAGTTATTAGCCGTTATGCACCTCCTCAAGACAAAAACGATACTGAAGGCTACATTAATTTTGTAGCTCAAAGAACTGGCTTAAAACCTGACCAAGAAATAGACCTTTCTAATCCTGCTGTTCGTCATGTGATTAGTGGGCCTATGATTCTGATGGAAAAAGGTGGAAAGAATCTTTTTGGCACTAAATCAGCAGTAGCTCAAACATCTAGTCCTGCTACAGAAGCTACCGATGACTTTAGTAGCTTTTTAATGGGTGGCAAAGCCGAGCCTAGTAAAGAAAAAGTTCAAGAAAAGCCAAAGAGAGTTGATGTTTACGCACAAAAAATTAAGTCTATATCTCCTATCGAAGAAGGCAAAAATGTAGTTAAAGGTCTAGCTTCTATTGCGGATATTGCTTTGGAAGCTGTTCCTTCTGCTGCTGGTCAGGTTGTTTATGCTGGTGGCAGAGCGTTAGGTCAAACTCCTGAACAAGCTACTAAAACAGCTCAAAAAGTATCAGGAGCTGTTCCTACATTTGGAAAAACATTTGGAATTACTGAAGATCCTGCTTACAAGCAAGAAGCAACTCGCAGAATCATGGGTCAAATTGGTGAATATATTGGCGAAAGTGCTGATGTTATTTCTCAAAAAACAGGGATACCCAAGCAAGATGTGGAAAATATGCTTGGCACTCTAGGAATGGGTGTTGGTGCTAAATTACCATCTGCTAAAGGTGGTGCAATGAAAATTCAAGAGCAGTTTGAAAAGCGCTTTCCGAAGATGGAACAAGCTCCTACAACTGCTCCAGTTGCGCCTACTCCTGCTATGACAGGAGTTGGAGCTGCTAAAGTTGAAATTAATCCCTATGCAGGAAAGATTACTGGTGAAGAAACAGCTAGGGGTCAATATCCTGTAGTTAAATTGTCTAAGATAAAACAAGATGTTCCTGCTACAGAACAGCAAATTAGATCTCAAATTGCCAACGAAATATTAGGCGATACTGGTCAAGTTCGTAGCGGTGTTATTACTGGCAACGAAAACACTTTACGGCAAGAATATACAGAAGCTCGATCCGCTAATCCAACTCCAAGAAGCGAGATTTTAAAGAAACAAATCGCTGATGAACAAAATGCTTTGACTCGTTACGCTGAAAAGCGTGTTGAGGCAACAGGAGCTAGTAAAAATCTACCATCTGATTATGAGCGTGGTCAGCTCATGAATGATGCTATTGCTGGTGATGATGGTCTTACAGGATTCCTAAAACAGCAAAAACAAAATCTTTTTGACGAAGCTCGGAACAAAGTAGGTGATAACCCTATACAAACAGACTCTGTTAATCAGTTATTACAAAACAAACAGTTCAGAGCCAGTTTAGGTTTAAGAGGAAATGAAGGTGTCGCTAAAAGTGCAGAACAGCTTATTGAATTAGCCAAAACTGTTGGCTTTGAAGATCGAGCAGGAAATATATTGCCTCCTAACAGTATTGCTTCTTGGAAGGCAGTAAGAGAGGCTTTGAACGCTGAATGGACTAAAGATAATGCTTCAACAATAGCCAAGATTAATAACGCTATTGACCAAGATATTGCTAAAGCTGGCGGTCAGGATTTGTATAAAAAAGCTGACAACCTTCATAAAGCTGAAAAGAAAATATTTGAATCTAAAGGCATTAAAACTCTTTTTGGTGATGTAGATCCTAATGGTGTGCAAACTGCAACTAATTTTGAGGCTATTCCTAAAAAGCTCAACTCAATGCCTGTCGATCAATGGAAACACATTTACGACACATATGATGAGATTTCTAAAGGCAGAGTTCGTGGAGCTGGATTTGATTTAGAGATTACTCCTGAACTAATGCAATATGCGGAAGCTGCCAAAGCTGAAATGCGAGGCGCTTTGGCTAGAGAAATATTTCAAGCTGGTGGCGGTAAGGCAGGAGTATGGAATCAAAACTCTGTAAACAATCTTCTTAATAATCCAATTAGGTCTAAAAAGATTGAACACGCATTTAGCCCTGAAGAACAAAGAGCCTTCCATACTCTAAATTACGCTGGTCATATCATGCCAGGAGTCCATGCTTACGAAGGCGCAGCTCTGCAAACGCAAAGAGTTGGTAAATTTGCTGAAAAACTTCCCATGATTGGTAGAGAAGTAGGAGCTATAACTCGTGTTCCATTTGGAGCAACGATTGGTGAAAAGGTAGGCGAAAAAGCAGCTTTGTTCACAATTGGCAAATCTGAGAAAAAACAGGCTCAAAAATTGCAAGAAGAAATGGCAAAAAACGCTCAAAAAGGCAAAACTAATCTTAAAGACATAGGTAAGGAATAATTATGGCATCAGTTCTTTTATCCCCATACGGAGTAGGTCAGCAATTCTTTGATGACAATGGTGTTCCTTTAGCTGGTGGTTTAATTTATACCTATCAAGCAGGATCTTCTACCCCATTAGTTACTTACACAGACAATGGTGGAACTATAGCTAATGCTAATCCTATTGTTTTGGATGCTTCAGGTAGAACCCCACAGCAAATTTGGCTACTTACTGGCTATTCCTATAAGTTTGTTCTTCAAAATGCTGATGCTGTATTGATTCAAACTTTAGACAATATTTATCCAATTCTGCAAAATGCACCAGCTTCAGCTCCTGCCATTCCTTCAGGATGTATTTTGTTATGGTCAGGATCTACTGGCTCTATTCCTGCAACTTGGTATTTATGCGATGGAACAAATGGAACTCCTGATTTACGAGATCGTTTTATTGTAGGAGCTGGAAATTCTTATGCTGTAAATGCAACTGGTGGTTCAGCAGATGCAATTGTTGTAAGTCATACTCATACTGCAACTGTCGTTGATCCAGGTCATAGTCATAATGTGTATAACCCACAAGGCGGAACTGGATTAAGTGGTAGAGATTTAAACGCAGATCAAGCTCAAACAACACCTACAACAACATCAACAACAGGAATTACAGTTACAAACTCATCAACTGGTGTAAGTGGCACAAACGCTAATTTGCCTCCATATTACGCTCTTGCTTACATTATGAAGGCTTAATCATGTCGTTTGAGCTAGATCCAGTTAAATATGGTGTTCTTTGGAATACTGTAGAAAATAACGAAAAAAAATTAGAAGAAATGTCTAAAAAAATAGACAAATTAGAAGGTTCTATTGAACAATTAGTGAAACTCGTAAACCAATCAAGGGGTGCTTTGTGGATGGGATTGGGAATTTTATCGGTCATTAGCGGAGTAATTGGCTTTATAGGAAGTTACATTTCAGGAAAATGAAGATGTATGTCAGACCAATTCGGATTTTTGGAAGGAGCAAAATCTCTTAGTTCCTCCCTAAACGCTAGTCGAGATGTAAGCAAAGAACTGTCTAAAAGCATTTCTGATACACAAAAAGAAGCAACCGATTTAGCAGTTCAGCGCAATATAGATAGGCGCAGGGAACTAAAAGAAAATGAAATACGCAAAGAGCTGTTCCTTAAAAGAGTCTTAATTCAATGGGAACATGAAGAATCAGTTAGACGAGAAGAAGCAAGATTAAGAGTTCAATTTCTAAAAAAATATGGTCAAAGATGGGCAGAAATTGAAGCTTTAAAAGCCAAGTTAGAAAAGCAGGAAAAAGAGTTACAAAAAGAATTTAATAAAGATTTAAAAAAAGCTCAAGTTGCACAATTTTGGTGTTTTGCAGTAGCAGCATGGATCGCTTATTACTTAGTATGGGGAAGTAAATAATGGAAACATTACTTGGAATACTTAAAGGAGTTGCTCCTGTTTTGGCTACAGCCGTTGCAGGGCCAGCAGGAGGAGCTGCTGTTGGTTGGATTGCCTCTAAACTAGGTATTGATGATGCAACTGTTGAAGGAGTAACCCAAGCTCTTACTGGTAATCCTGAAATGGCTATGAAGCTCAAAGAGCTAGACCTTGAGTATGCCAAGCTAGAAGTTCAGGATAGAGATTCTGCAAGAAAAGCCTATGCTCAAGTAGCAACATCAGAATACGCTACAAAACTAGAAAAACTGGTAGTTCCTTTATTAGCTCTAGGGGTAGTAGGATTAGCTTTTGCCTTGATAGCGGTTTTAATGTTTGTAAATACCCCACAAGATCAACAACAATTAATTATTTTTGCCCTAGGTTTTATTACTTCTGCTGCTGGTCAAGTCCTATCTTTTTACTTTGGCTCTAGCCAAGGTTCTAGGGATAAGACCAAAGAAATTCAGGATATGATGAAAAAATGACAAACGAGCAATTACAGAAACTTGGAATTGATCCTAAATGGCTAGAGCCATTAGAAAAAACTTTTGAAAAATACGAAATTAATACTCCTACAAGACAAGCTGCTTTTATTGGTCAATGTGGACATGAATCAGCTAATTTCAAAACCTTAGAAGAAAACCTCAACTATTCGGCTAAAAGTCTAATGGCAACATGGCCCAGCCGATTCCCAAGCCTAGAAGTAGCTACCCAGTTTGAACGAAATCCTGAAAAAATAGCCAATAAAGTCTATGGTGGCAGAGCTGATCTAGGCAATACTGAAGATGGGGATGGTTGGCGATTTCATGGTAGGGGTTTAATACAGCTCACAGGAAGGGCAAATTACACAGTTTGTGGTCTAGCCTTAGACAGACCATTTGCGGATCAACCTGAGCTTGTTTTAGAGCCTGAGAACGCTACCATGTCTGCTGGATGGTTTTGGAA